TTATTCCGTCGTTTTTGTGGCATTTGTGGCAAAATTTGTGGTGTTTTCGTCTGTTTTTAGTGTGAAAAAAGCATCTACTTTAGACTGATTATGTTGACGCAAATTAGAACTTAGATGACTATAGTATTTTAATGTTGTATTAATATCATCATGACCAAGCCTATCCGCGACATATATTATATCCATACCAGCTTCTACACATAAGCCGGTATGCGTATGTCGTAGCTTGTGTAATGTCACTGGTTCAGAATTAATTGTATTACATATCTTCTTCAAAGCTTTATTACATGACGCGTTGTCAATGGGCTTATTGTGGTAAGTGATGAATAATAACATCAACGGATTCTGTATATCATGTTCTTTCATATAATCAGTATGCCATGTAAGATAAGACTGGAAATATTGAACGGTGGAGTTATCAATATAAATCACACGTGATTTTTTCGTTTTAGTATCAATGAATGTATTAGTGTACTTATAATCCCACGCTTTATTGACTGTTATAGAACGTTTAGCGAAATTAATATCTTTCTTTGTTAGTGCAATAATCTCTTCGAACCTCATACCTGTTTGCACTGCTAGAAAGATAACTGCTCGTGATATAGAATGAAAATTTGCAAGTTCTTCTAATAGTAAATGAACCTTGTCGGTTTCCATAAATTGTGCTTTTGTTTTTGCCACATCATGTCCGCTTATATGAGCGCCTATGGCTGGGTTTTTCTTCATGTAGCCTAAATGGACAGCTTTATTAAAAATCGCTCTAATTTTGCGGTGCCGGGTGTCTACAGTGGATATTGCATAGTCTACAGATAAATGATTAATAAATTGTTGATACTGCACAGCATCAATCGAATTAAGTTTAATTTTTTCATCGAAATAATCAACGAACTGATTATAAGCAAGATCATATAAATTAATTGTAGATTGACTGCTTTTTCCATCTTTAAAAGTTTTCATGAATAATTCGTAAAACTCTTTGAATTTCCACTCTTTTAAAGAACTACTATCATGTTCAGCTTGTTTTAATAATTTAGACGCTTTATACATTAAGTTTGTTTCACTTGTATCTGTCAAACGCTTTTCTTTCCATTCACCGTCGACTTTTATGCGCAAACGAACGGCGTATTTTCCGTTTGTTAATTTTTTTATCTTCATTAATAGCACCACCTCTTTGATTTGGAACGTATGTTCTTTTGAAGGGTACAGCAAACTATGTTAAAATATATTTGCATACTCTATGTGTGTATTTAAAACGCTTATCTCTTGCGGGGAGGGCGTTTTTTTAGTTTGTTAATGTTTTAATTGCATTCGTATAGCTATCATCCAAGGATTCCAATGCAATCTCGAACTGGTTATAATAGTAATCAATATCTTTGGCACCATCGAGTTGCTCGTTTACGTAATCTTCAATTGATGCGAGAGTAGTTATTGCTTCTTTCCAATAATCATATGCTGCGTCAGAATATTTATCAGACTTAACGTCGCTAAGCATTGAGCTCGAATGTTCAGAACTTTCGTCACTTAAATTACTAATTACAGTTAACTCTTGTTTTAAATTACTGCTATCATCATTTTTAATATCATTATTGATAGATGGAATTAAAGTATTTCTTATGCTATTTTGCATATCTTCTATGGCATTTATATTGTTTTTTTTGTTTAATGTTGGAAGGCTTTTTTCGAAATCTTCATCACTTGCAGAACTAGTGTCGTTTACATCATCATAGTTTGTATCCTTATTTTCTCCGTAATAATTTGTATTTGAGGAAGCCTCTTGTTTTTTAGGAGTTTCTTTTTTTGGGGCATCAGTATTAGTAGCAATAAAAACGCCACCTAAAAAGAATAAAAACGATAAGGGGATGACAGCTAACTTAGATATATGTTGATACTTTTTAAAATTCATTTTTCCAGACAATAGTAATAAAAATATATAAATCAATGCCATTGCGATGATCCAAAAAGAAAATATTATGAAAAAATTACTGTCAGAGATATCTGCAACGAAAAGCCATAAAGTATAACTAATGGCTAAAAAAGTTATACCTTTCATTAATTTTTTTGATCTATCATTTTTCTTAATTGCTAATACAAAGAAAACTATACTAACTATCAAACTGGCTAAAAATAACAATCCAAAACTCCACATTTTCATTCTCTCCCTTTATTTAATTTTATCTAAAACTTATAGCATGAGTGCCTAACAGGCTACAATCTGAATACTACTCCTGAAAATAACTATATACCCATTGCATTCTACAACGTTCCCATGCTTACTTTTATAATACTCGATAGAATGTTTTAAAAATTCTTCTGTAACTTCTAAAAAATCCGCAACCTCGTAGTACTCAGTAAAACCTTCATAATAAGCATCAATAATTTTACGCAAAGGTACTAGTGACTCATAGCCCCAATTTCTAGCAAGATTTTCCTGTTTTCTATCATTAACTGTTTCTTGTTTAATAATATTACCAACAGTCAAATGATGATGTCCAACTTCCTCTGCTAATGTACAGCGCATTTCAATATCATTTTGTTGAGGATTTACGAATATTCTACTATTATAGTATAATCCTTTGTGAACCTGCTCCATGTTCTTATCTTCAATGATAGTCAGCTCAGGATATTGCTCTCTGTATTTATCTAACCACATACATACATCTCATTTCTTATTTATATTTTTGTTGAATGAAATCAATATACTCAAGAATTTTTTTCATATCTTCTTCTGTTGCGGATGGATCAATATGCGCGGCTAGTGTTGTCGCTTCTTGAGGGATGTCGTTGTCGACATAGGGGTTGTCAGTTCTTCCTACTAAGTAGTCAATTGATACATTAAAATAGTCGGCTACTTTTTGAAGTTTGTCTAAAGCTGGTTTTTGAGTTTTCCACCTGTATATAGAGTTTTCACCCATTTCTAATTCGCTAGTCAATTGTGAAATTGTTATTCCTTTCTTAGCAGAAAGTTTTTTTATTCGTTCAAACGTAGTCATATCAATACCTCACAGCATTATTGAATACAAACTACCGAAAAAGGTTGTAAAAATACTTTACAACTACCATAAGTGGTGGTAAGATATATTCATAAGCTAATTATTTAGCTAAACAAGACAACAAATAACCCCATAAAAATACTCGTTCCCCAACGATTAATGGCTTTTGATAGGCTTATTTAGCTATGGGTATATACTATCACTATTGGTTGTTTTTGTCAACATTACGCTAAATAATTAGCTAATAAGATAGAAAGGAGAATGATGTAATGAAAATACCTAAAAGACCAAACTTTAATAAAAGACCATATCCCTCAAATGAAGAGATTGAAGAATGGTACGATTTCATAACATTCGTATTGACACGTAGTTCGCTTATAGTTTCGATAATTTCATTGATAGTTGTAATTTACAGATCCTGATAAAATAGTCCACTGTTAATCAATGAGAGCGCCACAATGCTATAACACTGATTATAAGAGCAGATATTGAAATAGCCCATGTCACTACCTTAGATTCAAAGGTGAACAATTGAGATTTGCCTTCTACTGTTATCACATAATAATCACTGTAATTTGGCATAGGGAATTCCATGACCTCACTATATGTACCATCTGGCACTCTACTTAGCCACTCATTTTCGATAATAATATCGAGATGTTTATATGTGTCTTTTATTCTTACCTTTTTAAAAACCATTGCGGTTAAAAGACGTTTGTATATGAAAAAGTTCACTTCAAATATCACCTCGCTTTCACGATAAATTATAACATGTGAAAAACTAAACAAGAAAGGATAACAATAATGACTTTAAACGATAAAATCATATTTTACTTAATGGAAAACCCTAAAGCAACCAATTCAGATATCGCTAATTTCTGTGAAATACAAGAGAATCATGCAAAAGTAACCATTTCAAAACTCAAATCCCGAGGACATATTGAAATTTCAGGACAAGGTGCCTCACGTATTATCACCGTACTAAAAGAACCTACTGTCAAATTGGACAAGAAAGAACGATACAATCGACAACTAGATTTTTTAGAGGAGATTATGTTCTCAGATGTTGACCCAAAATATAGACTAGAAGCCTCGGCACAGCACATAAGATTATTAAACAAATTATAGAAAGGAGCAAAACCATGTCAGTAGAACATCAGCGTTTTGCGGTTGCGGTTTACGCAAAATTAAAAGCAATTAATATGAAACAATCTGATTTAGCGAAGACATTGAATATTAGCAATCCGTATTTGTCAGATATTATAAACGGCAAGCGCGAAGCGTCGAAAGTTAGAAAAAACATCATTGAAATTTTAGAATTGGAAATTCACGAAAGGAGCGAATGAAATGGGTCGTCCTGTAAAGAACAAACATAGAGCTATAAATTTCTTGTATGGTGTTTGGACATTAGAAGAATTCGCACAAGCTAGTCCAAGAACTTACGGTTGGTGGTTAGATAACATAAAAGACTTTCCAGAGCTTGCAGAATTTAGCAATTGGGCTACGAAAAATCAACGTGAAGCGTGGGCATTTGATGCAGTAAAAGCGAATGATTGGCTGATTAAAAAATTTGTATATAAGGAGGTCTGAAAATGATTGATGAAGTCGAACTATTACTTGCCAAAATACGAAAATATGACCCAAATTTTTGTCCTAAATCAACGGGTAAATATTTACTCACAGAGCTTCAATCTCGGCATTTAGACCACGAAATAAAACACAAGAAGAGACCAAAGTACAAGCATAGATTTGCGAATTCGATTGAGCGGCATTGGTAAAAGAAAAACCCACAGCTATAAATAGTAAGTTAGAGCTTACTAAAACTGTGAGTTACGAAATAATATTTGTATTAATTATAGCACAGATGTGGAGATAAGAGAATGAAAAAATTTTTAAATGAACATGAAAGTAAGCTACTAGTATTTCTGTTTTGTTTCCAAGTCGGAGCATTATTATCAGTCACATATATTGTAGCAGAGTGGATTAAAATATTCTTGAAATGAGGTTTTTAAATGAAGTTATTACGATTTTTTGGGCTAATAAGTATTGATGAAAACGGAAATGAATATATTGAAAAATCAGATAGATACACATTGGTTTGTTTAGCTTTGACTGTGTTGATCGCACTTGTTGTAGGAATCGGCGGATTGATATTAAATGGCTGAATTAATAATGATTGTTGCTTTGATACTACTATTAATGCTTCTTGCAAGGAGTGATAGAGAATGAATGTAGAAAATCCGATGATAGTTGATGATTACTGGGATGATGGATTTCGGCACTGAGGAATGAGGCGAAGGCATGACACTAACAACAGAAACAATTAATAATTTAATCGGAATAAAAGAATCATATCAAGCATCTGATGCGCTAATGAAAATATTGTTTGATAGAGAAAAACGAGAAGAGATATTTAAGCAGTTTTTACAACATGATACGCATTTAGAAAAAGATTGGTTTCACGTCTATTTTGAAGAAGAGCATGCGAATAAAAAGAAATATGCACAAGATTTTACACCAACTGCAATAAGTAATGTTGCCTCACAACTGGTACGAGGATTAACAGACAGTCAGGGCGGAACAAGATTAGATGTTGCTGCCGGAACAGGTAGTTTAACGATTTGCAAATGGTATGAAGATTGCCTAAAATATTCGCCGTTTGATTATCTACCATCTATGTATTTGTATCAATGTGAAGAATTATCAGATCGTGCGTTACCTTTCCTTCTTTTCAATTTATTAATTAGAGGAATGAACGCAACAGTTATTCACGGGGATGCGCTAACAAGAGAAGCGAAACAAGTGTATTTCATTCAAAACGATAAAGACGATTTATTAAATTTTAGTTCTTTCAACATCATGCCACACAGTGAAACCGTAGAGAAGGAATTTAATATTCATAAATGGATAGAACCAGTTATCGAACATATAGAAAGCCCTCTTTCAGTAGCTGATAGATATTTAAATGAGTTAGAAATAGAGGACGAAGAAGCATCACAATTGAAACTTTTTTAGGAGGGAGAACATGACTAAGAAGCAAAAAGAAATACTATTTTGTGACTATTTTGAAGAGTGGGTCGAAGTGTATAAAGTTGGAGCAATTGCAAAAATAACACTAGCTAAATATTATAATGCAGCAAAACAACTTCGAGATATATGCCCAAAACTTTTTATCTCAGATTTTGACAGACGAGAATATCAACGAATTATTAATGTTTATGCTGAAACACATGAGAAACAGACAGTTAAAGATTTTCATCATCATGTGAAAGCGTGCATTAAAGATTTGTTTCACGATGGATTAATAGATAAAGACCCAACATACCGAGTTGTTATCAAAGGTGCAGAACCGACAAGAGCGAAAAAACGCAAATTTTTACAGAAAGATGAGTTATCGAAGTTATTAAAATCACTCGATACGAGCCAAATTGGCTTCGGATGGTTCGTATTGCTAGTAGCTAAGACCGGGATGCGCTATGCCGAAGCTTTAGCCATTACCCCTGCTGATTTTGACTGGACAGCACAGACTATATCTATCAACAAGACATGGGATTACAAATATAACAAGGGATTTGCTAAAACAAAAACATTGTCGTCAGTAAGGACCATCAAAATAGACTGGCAAATCGTCGGGCAGTTCAAACCACTTATAAAAGATTTACCAGAAAATGAACCCATTTTCGTTGAAAAATTTGGAGACGGCACTTACAAACGTCAATTCAATTCAACTATCAACAATTTTTTAGCTGCTAAATGCAAAGAAACGGGCATTACACAGATTAGCTTTCACGCATTGCGGCATACGCATGCAAGCGTATTGCTGGCAGAAGGTGTTTCGATTCATACGATTTCAGCACGATTAGGCCATGCTGACGTAGGTGTCACACAAGAAACCTATGCGCATGTGTTAGACGAATTACAAAAGAAAGATGATCAAAAAATGTTATCTGTCTTGATGCAGATTGCGTAGCGAGGTGATTAGATGCGAAAAAATTGGACAGATGAGGAAATCAGAGTTTTACAGAATAATTACGAATACGTAGACACTGAAATAATAGCTAATTTTTTAAATCGCTCTTATCATTCAATAAAAAACAAAGCGGTGCGACTTGGAATCAGTAAAAACTCGGAGTGGACAGAAGATGAGGATATTTATTTAGAGTATTTTGTTTATGAAAACGACGACAATATTAGCAAAGCTGCCGAATTTTTAGGACGTACAAAAGATGCAGTTATAAACAGACTAGTGAAGTTAAGAAAAAGAGATTCTTCAGTTTCTTTTATTAGGCGTCCGTGGACCAAAAAAGAAGATGAGATACTAAAAAATAATTATATTATTATGTCGAATGACCAGTTAGCTGAACGATTAAGAAGAACAAAAGCCTCTGTAGCGGCAAGAAAGGTACTGTTAGGACTGACAAACAAACACATGTCTAAAAAAGATGACAAAATGATTCGTCATCTTGGAAATCAAGGGTACACAATCAAAGAGATTTCAGCAGAAATGAATTTGCCTTATTGTTTAATTAAAAACTATATAAGAAATCACAGAATCAATTATAGAAGGGAATCAAAAAACGAGATGAACGGTTGGCGAAAAGAAGCAGATGCGACATATTCGCATTATATTAACTCTAAAAAAATCAAGGAGGAACAAGCATGACAGTAAAATTAGTAGAAGAGCAACTTAATAATCTCGATGGTGCAACATTACAAGTTATGTATGATAAACAGCAAGATTCAAACTTGCTAATGTTGACGCCAGAAAAAAACGGCGAATCTGTGAGCATATGGGTAGATGCAAAGTTAAGATATAAACTTTTTGAAGCGTTAAATACTGTGAAATTAAGTGATTTAGACGAAATTCTTTTAGATGTACTAAAAGAAGGCTTGCAAAAATATGAATATAATATTTTTGCAACTATAGAAGCAGCAAAAGGAAATATAGAATTTATGTGCGCTTTTATGCAAAGTAAGAATCAATCAGCGATTATTCAAAAATTGGCAATTTGGGCGGAAGCGGAGGGCGAAGCATGATGACAGTAGCCGAGTTAATAGAGAAACTAAAAGAACTTCCAGCAAATGCAGATATTTTGCTAACCATCGGATGGAATCACTCGGAAATAGAAGAAGTAGGCTGTATCGAAAATGAACGTAACGTATATATAAGCGGCTGGTGAAGCGGAGGGCGAAGCATGAGAGCGATTGGATTTAGAGCGTTTGTGAAAGAAACTAAGAAAATGCTTCCAGTCACGGATTTGTGTTTTAACGAAATAGTGGCTGTAGGCGTAAGTGGTTGTGGTAATGCGAAATGTACGCTGTGCGTCGACTGGTACAACTTTGATGATGTCTTGCTGATGCAATACACAGGCTTAAAAGACAAAAACGGCAAGAAGATTTTTGAAGGGGATATAGTCGATATTAGTGTTTATGATCGTCTTGATTGGAGCTCAATCAAAGGCAAGGTTGTATTTTTGAATGGCGCGTGGCTAGTTGAGGATGTAGGGCATTTTGCGATAACTCTGCAATCTGAAACAAATGAAATCGAAATTATCGGTAATGTGCACGAAAATTTAGGATTGTGGGAGGCATAGTAAATGACTTTAAGAGAAGCATTAGAGAAGCACACAAGACATATCATGTTTTGTGGCATGTGCGAGTGTGGAGAAGCTAAATATGATTTGATCGTGGACGGCGATTTGACGTATCCGCCTGTACATGAATCAACTATTTTGGAAGTAAATCCGGATTTGTTGGAGGTGGCAGAATGAAACAAGAAGAGTTAGACATCATATTAGAGAATCATGGGAAATGGCTCCTCAACGAAGGTGGCGAGAGAGCGGATTTAAGTAATGCAGACTTA